CTGACTGATACTTCTCCCCTATGCGATTGTCCACACGCTGAACACTTCCCGGCAATTTGGTACCGCGTCTCCGAGACTGGGACCTGCTCCGGCCCCGCTGGGGGGTCTGAGCCACCACCACTCTCTTTGACCGACTCCTTCGATTCCGGGACATTACTCATGAATTAAATATTTACAGCTTATGAGGTTGTATTGGATCCCCGACCTCAACGGAGACTGTTCATCACCAGGTACCATAAGGCGGACGCCGTGCAGTCGTTCGGCATTCTGGATAGCACGTAATTATTTACACCTAAGGAAACGTTTTGGGTCCTTTAAACCTGGCAACCCAATGCAGTACGATGCTAGCGCTACAGCGGCATGGCCCTCTGGTAAGACACCTCACGAAGAAGCCCGTCCCCCAAGACCACGCTGCGGTAGAAATCCTCCAAAACCACCTGCTCATCAGGGGTAACCCCAAAGGCCCAGTAAAAACTCGCACGCACCAACGGCGAAATTGGTCCGTACTGTCGCACCATGCCCTTGGACAACTGGCGGACGCCCCAAGACTGGCCAGACTCAACTGTGCTACGAAATTTACCATAACGCAAATACGTTTGATAAAATTCCTGAAACACAGGAATCTGTCCGGTCATTGCCATACCGCCAGTCCCTACCGCGTGCAGCCAACCCCGGAACATGGCAGGTTCCCAGTAGTTGTGGATGCACATAGTGTCCTTAGCAATGCCCCACTTCGGATGGCGAACCGTAATCCAACTAGACGGTTCAGGACCCACCCAGACAGGATGCGTCTGACAAAACTCAATCTCCTCGAACTGATAACACGGGTCCTCCACGGCCATGGTAAAACCCATGGCTCGAAACCACCCCCCCAGTCCGTTCATGAATTTCGTCAGATCACGAGACTCCATGAAAACCACACAATCATCACCATTGTTGGCTAACCGAATCTCAACCCGCCGGGAGGCCGCATAAGCATACAACATGCTACACATCAAAACACAATTGCCCAAAGACGTGTTCATATCGCCACTCATGCGCCCACCTTCTGTGACGTAGGAGAGCTCGCCATCCGCTACCCACCCGGCACAACGATTACGTAACTGCATGGCCAACAACCGGGCCAATCGCCTACGATCCCGGCGACAAGGAAAACACAGAAGATAAACCATGTGTTCCCAACGCAGTG